TGGGGGCTCGTCAGCTCCACGGACGGAGCGATCTACCCCCAGTCGCGTGGCGACGGGGCTCGTGTGATCCACGGACGGATCGCCTGCCAGTACCTGTTTGAGCAAGGGCGCGTCGCGCGCCGCCGCAGGGTCGCACCCCAACAACAACATGGATCATCCCAATGGCAATCAAGACCTACGCCACGGGCGATGCCGAAGTCGTCAAGATTTGGAGCAAGCGCCTAGCGCGCGAAGCACTCAAGAAGTGCATCATTGCTCCGTATATTTCTGACAGCGGCGACGCTCTGGTCACGCTCGAACCGGACACCCAAAAAGGCCCCGGCGACCGCGTAACCGTCACCCTTCGCATGCAGTTTAACGGCGCGGGCGTGACTGAGAACGAAACCCAAGAGGGTAACGAAGAGGCCATCGTCACGTACACGGACAACGTGTCGCTCGGCGAACTCTCCAACGCATTCCGCCACAAGTCCAAGCTGGCGCAGCAGCGCGTGCCGTTCAAACTGGCCAAGGAAGGCAATGACGGTCTCTCCGACTGGCACGCCGACCGCCTCGACACCGTCTTCTTCAACCACGCGTGCGGCTTCACTCCCGCCAACACGCAGGCGGCGAATGGCCAGTACAACGCCTTCAACACCATCACGGCGCCCTCGACTGGTCGCCATCTCTGGACCGAGACTGGCACGAGCGCCGACCAAGACCTCGACTCGTCCGGCGACGAGATGACGCTCACCATGATCGACCGTGCCCGCGAACTCGCGGAGACCGGTGGATCGACGGGGCTTCCTCCGATCCGTCCGATCAAAGGTCTCCCGGCTGGCGCAAAGTATGTCTGCTTCATCCACCCGACGCAGGCGACTTCGCTCCGTACCTCGACCTCGACCAACAACTGGATGGACTTGCAGAAGGCCCTCCTGTCTGGTTCGAAGGGCGACGACAGCATGATCTTCAAGGGTGGTCTCGGCGTCTACAACGAGACACTCCTCGTTGTGTCGAACCGGGTCACGCAGGGCGTCAACGGCAGCTCCGGCGCCGCCATCTCCACCGTGCGTCGCGCGGTGTTCTGTGGCGCGCAGGCTCTGATCACCGCCTACGGTCAGGGTTTCTCTCCGGAGAAGTGGGAAGTCAACGAAGAGACCTTCGACTTCAAACGCCAGTACGCGATGAACGGTCTCACGATCTTCGGCATGAAGAAAACTCGGTTCAATTCGAGTGACTTCGGCACGATTGTGCTCTCGTCCTACGCTGCGAACGCGGCATAAGGGAGAACATCACAATGGCTAACGCTCGTGAATTTCACACCCAGCAGGTTCACTACCTGCGTAAGACGATTGGCTTTGCCGACGATGGCGCGACCGTAACGGTCGGCACCATCCCGGCAGGCTCGATCATCCTCAAGCCCATCTCGGGCGTGGCGGTCACCACCGTCTTCAACGCTGGCACCACCAACGTTGCGGACATAGGGCCGTCAACTGATAGCGGCACCGATCTCTGGGCGACCGACCTTGCGCTCGGCACGCTTGCCTTTGTGCCGCTCGACGAGGCCGTCACCAACCTTGTTACCGTGGAGACCACCGTGCAGATCGCGGTGGACCTCACCGGAACGGCTGCGACTACGGGATCGGCGGAAGTGATCATCGCCTACATCCCGGACAATGACGGCTGATAGACTTGGCCTTTAGGGGCACAGCAGTCGCGGGCCGCACACAAAGCCTCCTTGTGTGAGGCCCGCGATTTGCGTTCGGAGGAACTAGGATGAGCAACCACGTCGGCTCACGCCGCCGCACGATCATCGCACAGCAGACGGCTGACATGAGGGCCACGCTACCCGCAGGATTTATAGGCGGCTTCGCGGGGTCTGACGTGCGCCCGATGGTGCCTGAGACTGACAACGGCATGGTGCATGCCGAAACCATACCGACAAAGCGTCGCGCCGGTCGCCCGCGTAACAGGCGGGTCGACGCGTGAGCACATACGGGGCGATGCAGACACGCATAGCGTCCGACCTCGAACGCGCTCTGGCTGATACGTCTTTTGCCTCGCGCACGTGGGCGGACGAGATCAAAGCGGCAATCGGCGACGCGATCACGATTTACCAGTCCAAGAGCTGGTGGTTCCTGCAGCATCCTCACGCTGGGGTGGGTGGGACAAAGACAAGCACGACGACCGCAAACAACTCGTACCAAGCCGAGCCGAATGGGCTGGTCGAGCTGATCTCGCTCCGCCTTACGTCGTCGGGCCAGCTCACCATGCTGACACCGATCACGATCCAGCAGATGGAGAGCCGCCACGACGGCACGACATCGACCAACGAACCTTTCGAGTATTGTCGGTATGGCAGGCGCGTGCGGCTCTATCCGACGCCGAATGACGCTTACACGCTGACGTGGACCGGCATCTTTGAAGAAGCCGATCTGGTGGCTGATGGAGACAGCAACAACTGGATGACGCACGGCGAGCTGGTGATCCGCGCAATGGCCAAGCTGATCCTGCTGCGCGACTACATCAAAAGCTACGACGACATGCAGGCGGCGGCGGCGGCTGTCCAGACAGCCGAGCAGGCGCTCGACCGCGAGCACGCAAAGCGCACGGCGACGCGGCGTCTGCAGGTAAGGTGGTAAATGGCTGGCGACGCGCCACTGTTTACTTACGAGACGACGCCCGATGGGCGCACGCTGGTCGTCTGCACGATTGCGGGCTGCAGGGGTACGGCGCGCATAGCATCAGGCGGCCTGCAGAAGGCGAAGGTACTGGCGGAGGCATTGGCTAGGGACAAGCTGGCGAGGCTGCCTAATGATTGAGTTCGGCCAGTGGATGCCAGACCTGCCAATGGTTCGTGCGCCGCACCTGCGGACGGCGACTGGCTGCGTCCCGACGCTTGAGTCGTATGAGCCGTTTCAGGCGCAGACCGAGGTTACCAACGCGCTGACAGCCCGGTGCAGGGGAGCGTACTTCGCCACCGACATCGCGAGGGCTCCGCATGTCTACTGCGGTGACACATCCAAGCTGTATCATCTGGTCGGTGCAACGTGGACAGACTTTTCTCGCGTCAGCGGGTATGGCCCGATCTCCGAAAATGCGCGCTGGAATTTCGCGACTTTCGGCGACCGACTGATCGCCACGAATGATGTCGATCCGGTCCAGTTTATCGACATGAGCGCAGGTGTGGCGTTTGCCGATCTGGCTGGCTCGCCTCCTAATTCCGAGTTCGTGACATCTTTCGGCGAGTTCGTCGTGCTTGGGGCGACGGCTGCGTCGCACATGAAGATCATATGGTCCGGCTTTAACGACTCGGAGCACTGGACGCCCGGCACCAACCAGTGCGACGAGCAGGAGTTCGCAGACGGCGGTCGGATCACAGGGTTTGGCTCGCTCGACGTGCTCTACATCTTTCAGGAGCGCGCCATCCGCCGCATGAACTACGTCGGCGGCGCGACTATTATGACTATCGACAAGATCGTCACCGGTCCCGGTTGCGTCGAACCAAACTCACTGTGCCAGTGGGGGCGGATGTTCTTCTATCTCGCGGAAGACGGGTTCTACATGTTCGACGGCGAGACCCCGACGCCGATTGGCAATGGTCGGTTCGACAATTGGTTTCGCGAGAACTCTGCGCCCAACCTGTGGTCTCGGATGTCTTCGGTCATCGACCCGCGCAAGAAGCTGGTGTGCTGGGCATTCTGCTCGACGAGCAATGCGAGCGGCATACCAGATACCATGCTGATCTATAATTGGGTGTCGCAGCGCGCCACGGTCGTCTCGATCAATGTCGAGGTTATGGTGTCGGCGGCATCGCTTGGCATTTCGCCCGACAGCCTGACAACAACTGATGTGGACGCGCTGACGATATCGTTTGACGACCCGTTCTGGCTGGGCGGCACGAGCTATCTCGCTTCGTTTTCGACCGACCACAAAATGGGGTCCGTGCTGACGGGGGCGGGAGACAGCTTAGAAGCGATATTGGAGACTGGCGACACGATGCTGGGCGGGCAGGGACGCTCTACCGTCGAGTGGATGCGTCCGATCTCCGACGCGACTGCGGCGACAATTGCTGCTGGAGCAAGCCTGAAGCCAACAGACGCGCCGACCTACACTGGCGCGGTGTCGATGCAGCCAAGCGGGCGCTGTCCGCTGCGTGGCGTCAACGGCAACTTCACGCGCGCAAAGCTGACAATCCCAGCTGGCGCAACGTGGACATTTGCGAGCGGCGTCGATCTCAAGGCCAAGCCTGCAGGGGCTCGGTAGATGGCGCTACTCAACTCACGAATAACTGCCCTGCTCAAAAACGGGATCAAGACTAAAAACGATATGGATGAGCTGCTTGAGATAAGCCGCAACGCAGGGGTCGATCCTCGCGGACTAACCAACATGCTTCGTAGTCACGGCTCGCCGATCAACTGGTCGCCCGTCTCGACGACCAAGCTGCGTGTCCCCCTCAACGAGCACGAGCTGTTGGTGACCCCATCGAATAACCCGCTCGGCAAGACGGGCAAGGTCTCTCTCGACGATCTGCACGGCGGAATTATCATTCCAGCAATTGGCGACCGCACGCGGGCTGGCGTCACGCTGAGCGAAATCAACGGGATAAAACTGTCCGAGCCTGTTGATCTTGAGGGCGGTGCGCGCTTTTCGCAGGCTAAAAAGAACAAAAAACAGAAAAGCGTGTGGGCGTCAGGTGAGAACGTCACCAAGAGGATACAAAACAACATAGACGCGCTGGCGGAACAGTATCCCGGCGTAAAACAGTATCTTCTGCACACCTCAATGGCGGGGACGAGCAGTGACTTCGCCACCATGAATGCTGACGTTTTGATGGGGCTGGTTGAAGCCAATGGACTGACGAAGAAAGCTGCTGCGGCGATTGACGCCAAGATGAAAAAGGGCAGCAAGGGTAAGTGGGTTGGCATTAACGACCCAAATACGCGCGGCCTGCTGCGTAATAGCTCCCAACTTCGCAAGCTGTTGATGGAGGAGTTAGCTCCTGCGGATATGCAATCTATCGAGAGCATGCCGGACATTGGCGCGATCAGGCACGCGACGACCGACCCCGATCTCGTCATGACACCAAACATGACAACTGGGCTGTCTGTATCTGAAGTCATCCCCGGCGCGGCAATCAACAGCTTTCCGGATGTTCCGCACCTGTCTTACGACACGCACTTGAAAGGCAAATATCTCGGCGAGCTGGAGACGCTCCTGCCGGGTCACGTCGCGTATCCCGACTTTGAAGCGATTTATGGCAACTACCTGCCAGCCCACAAAGAATACACGTTCCGGCTGAACATGCCGACCCAGCGAATGGACGACCAGTGGCGTGACGGCGTCGAGGCTTACCTGAAGCGGGGGCGCAAATGACCTCCGAGGCGCTGAAGATACCCCCCGGCGGCGAGACGCCACGCAGGCTGGCGGACGCGGTTAACAATCACGCAGGATTTATCAATTACGGCCTGCTTCAGTCCCGCACGGTGGCGCAGCTCGCGAGCGAGACCCACGAAGCGGGGCGCATGTTTTTCTGTTCAAACGAAACGGGCGGCGCGCAGCCCGTGTTTTCGGACGGGACAAACTGGCGGCGTTGTACGGACAGGTCTGTAGCATCGTGAGGATGACATGGTAGGCATAGCAAATTCGCTGATGAAAATGGCGACGCAGCGTCCGTCTCGCGGGCTGCTCGCGAAAGTCGGCATCGGAACCGGGCTTGCGGCTGGCGCGGGAATGGCGCTTGCCCAGACGCCAGACGAGGCGGCGGAGATGCGGGATCGCATCCGCGCGCTTGAGATGAAGCGCGACGAGGTGCTGGCCCTGCGCGGACTAAAGAAACAACAGCGACTTCTGGAAGAGGGTTACCGGCTCGGCGAGCATGGCGCTGACGGCGAAGTTGGCGACGACACGTCTGCGGCTGTGTCCCAATTTACGTCGGACATGGACGAGCGCATTGCTCGGGAGCGCGAGGCGCTCGACAGCATAATGACGGAAGTCGTCGCCAAGGAGGGCGCGGCTCCGGGGTGGGTTGAGATGCTGCGCGAGGTGGGGCCATACGCGGCGGGCGTGCTCGGCATTGGACTGGGCGTCAGGGGCCGGATGAGCGCCGCAAAGAAATTTGCACAAGAGGCAGAAGAGAAGATTGTCGCCGCGAACGCTGCCCTACTGAAAAACTCGATCAAAGATGTCATCCCCAGTGGCGACATCAAGACGCTCGTTGACCGCGCCGCTGCCGTCAATCAGTTCTGGCGGGCCGGTGGCGCAGGAGCCAATGAGGGGCCGTTCTCGATCAACGGCGGAAAGCTGACGCTGCGCGGCGGCAAAGGCGTCATAGACGAAGCCGACCTGTTTCCGGTTGGCAGCCAGATGCGGGGAATGGACAAGGCCGCGATCTGGGGCGGCGGCGTCGAGGGCACTGTCGGCCTCGGTGCGGCGGGGCTTCAGCTGCTGGAAGTCGAGGCGGCGAAGAAAGAGGTTGAGGACAATCCGACCAGCGCCGCCGCCAGAGCGAGGCTGGAGAGGGCAAACACCATGATGGCGATCATACTGGGCGCGAGCCGGTTCGGGCACGGGGCGGCTCTCGGTCGCGCAGTAGCCATTGGAAAAAATCCCTACACCCTCGGCAAGGTCGCCCCTGCGCTCCAGTCGGCGCAAAAGCAGAGGGCGCTGGTCAGCGACTATCTCTTGAAGCGCAAAGCTGGCTTGGTGCCGTGAGTAAGCTTGATGCCAACCGCCCCGATCACCATCAGAGACAGGGCAGCCCAGAGCGGCATTACGCCGTCAGGAAAAAGCCCGAAGAAGCCAATGCCGAGAAGCAAGACAAAAAGCGTGTGCATTAATACCTGTTAACGGAAATCCGATACAGGCACAAGGGGCTGAGACAGTGGAAACGCTTTTAGAGGTGGAGACGGATCGTCATCTGGTGATGCTTTCGCCGGACGATCTGCATGCTGTCTGGGATGACATCTTCCCGCTAGTCGAGAAGGCTTGCCAGTACAGTGGCGGGACATTCTCGCCTGAGAATGTGCGGCGTCTGGTGGACACAGGCGTCATGCGGGTGATCGCATACAAGACGGGTGAGCGCGTCACGTCGCTGGTAGTGGTCACGGTCACGCAGGCGGCGACCGGCCTGCGCCTGTTCGAGATCGTGCTGGCGTCTGGCGAGGGCATGCGCGACTGGCTGCATTTCGAAGACACGGTGAAGGCATACGCGAAGCAGTTCGGCTGTCACCGCATGCGTTGCATCACGCGCGAGGGCATGCAGCGCACGCTGCGGCACTGGAAGCGGACCGCAGTGGTTCTGGAACTCGATCTGGCTGACAAGAAAGACATCAACTGATGGGCACGCAGACACCCGGCATGGAAGCGGGCGCGTGGGACGCGTCACCCGGAGACGCATACGCTTTTCAAAACGGCTATGGGACACCCTCGTCACCCAACGGTGCAGGCGTTGGCTACACGGCTGCTCTGGCTCCCGAGGGCGGACCTCAGAACAGCAAGGACTTCCTTCCCG